GATGAATGATCTCCAAACCGGTTCTGTCATATTGACTCCCCGGCGGTCATCCTAAATATAATGAGGCAGTCCAGTACCATATGTCGTAACCATCGCGCTTAATGGTGGCGTTTCAAAGTTGTGACGTCGAACCAATCCATAAAAGTCTATTTTCTCTGGTAACTGATTTGACTTTATCTCTATATCATCATTTGTCAGAATGGAAAACCTTTCCAGTGGGATACTCCTATCTGGCCCGAAAATAGTATATGGTGACGCTGAATTCGTACAGAATAATGAACCATCATTAAATTCAGTAGCCCAGATGTAATGAATGCTAAGCCCAGAGGATACGTCATGATCCATGGATTCTGGCATTAAGAAGGGTACAGGAGCCATTCCCATCGAACTCATCATTGACATCCATTGTGTAAATACACTGAATCCATCCATTTGATCACGCCCATTGAAATATTGCAGCGTGTAGGGATAAGCGCCCAATTCGATTCTAATAAATAAATGTCCTGATCTAATACGGTTAGGTAATATTGTTGAAAAGAAAGCATGATTAATTTGCCATAGTCGCAGGGGCATGATCCATTTTCCGCGTAGCGGGATAAAATTACCGTCCGCATCCTCCACAGTCATTTCATTACCATTCATCCCAAATGATGCAACAGTCCTATCAGAAAAAATGTGCACATCATCATCATCTCTACTGAAAATAAGCTCAGCGGGAGGAGCTAAAGGATTAAATCCAGACTCTGTTAAATACTGACCTATAATAATGTCTCCACGGCACAAACCGAATATATTATACTCATGACGCATAACATCCCCAACCATTAAAGTCGAATCAGCTATCATAGATTCTTTGAATTCAGGAGTAACCTTTACCACTAAGCCATTGTACTGTTCATAAGATACAGTGATTTGTGATGCCCTTGGATCACCTTCAAGGAAAGGCTGAATCAGAATCGAATCATCAGGTAAATCAAATGCTTCTAAGAAGTAATTGTTAATCGTCTTAGCCATTGAAGCTGCTTCATTAGCACCGAACTCAATCTCAGGTAACCAATCAAATGGATGATCCATAATATTATTCACATTTGCACATTGACCAATGCATACCATGGAAGTTTGATAAGCTTCACTAGCGATTACCGCTTGCTGCGCATTAGCAAATAATGAATCATTTGTGTATAGTGGTGTTAGAGCATCAGCATACCAAACATTAGTAATTAATGGTTCACCCTCTAAATATAGTCCAGATAATAAAGCTACTGTAATAGCTCGTGCATTAACGCGAATAGGAACACCTATAAACTGTTGCGTCATCGAAATATGTAAATTTGGTTGTGACATGATATTTGGAGCTTGCCGCGAGATATTCATTTTAACTGGAATCTGATCTCGGTTTAACCCACAAAAGGGAACTTGAAATGGTTGAATAGGTAAAGCTGGAGCGATGGCGCTAAGCTCTAAAGGCAACAATTCAGCAATATATGCGGGAGTGTATGATTTAATTATTTTGAATTTCACCAAAGCGTTTGCCATTGAGGATCGCATAGCTGGATTCCAACTCAAAGTCAATCGACCATCATTAATAATAGCTAATAATAGATCTATCACAGCATTGCGCCAATTACACATTTCATTCAACAAGTTAAGAGTTGGAGTCACCGTGCTCGCTGGAGTATACTGGAATGGTAATAGCAATACACCGGGGTCAGTGAATAGATTTGCACTACCAAATACATCTGGCGCACCAAAAGTAGTCTGACTTGGTCTTGGCCAAAATTCATGAATAGTATTACACCAATTATAAAGTATAGGACATTGTCTCCTATCGATGGTACGGTGAATAAAGCATTGTGGCCATAAAGAGGGAGCGTTGAACGCGGCAGCATTCATTTGCTGATTCCAATTTGGATCATCCATATGTATATTTTCAAATCCATACATAGCGTTAGCAACAGTCATAAAAGCTTTAATTGGTGCATTTGGATCTGTGGTTAATAGTAAAGCATTTAAACATGTAAACATGTCAACTAAAGTATTAACATCTAGCACGTTACCGCGTTGCGATGGAAATGAAGCTTCATCTAAGTAAGTAGTACATAAGCCATTATACAATATGCTGATACAAGCTCTACGAAAGTCTGAAAAATCGGACATCTGAGGTCTTAACCTATTAAGTAGTGCAGCGGCGGGACTAATGGAATTAGTAGTGCTCTCTACGATGGCTGATATTGAATCGGACACTAACTTGGGATTAATATTGAGTGGCGATACTCGTGATAGAACTTGAGCCGCATTTGATATAATCGGTTCTATCGCATCAGCGTTATTTCCAATATTCATGAATAACATAATCTGATGAAGTTGTCTCTCCATATTTGTCACTTTAAAAGGCATCATACGCATGGATGAGGGAGCGGTGGGAGCAGTAATAGTGACCAAGTTCTTCGCACACCTCGTTAAACCTTGAGCTAGCTCGGCTGGTGAAATATTCAATTCCTCTAATCTTAGTAACCATCTATCACGTATATACAATGTTAATGAATCACAAGTTTCAAAGGTATCCGCCCATTCTGCCATAGCACCACTGAAAATTTGAGCTTTATCATAACGACCAACGCGGTCATCAATGCAATAATTAACAAATTCTGAGGTCTTAGATAAATTTGGTAATTTGAGTCGAGAGGGATACATTATAGAATACCATTTATCTGAATTATTCGAATCAATAACTCTCAAATATTTAGAACCAAGCGAAGGAACTAAAGCAGCTGACATATCAAGAGTATATGAAGTATTAGCATTCAAATGCAAATTATCAAGCACAAACTTCACAGACATCATAATGGCATTAGCTCGCAATATACGTGGATTGAAGCAACCTGATGGAGTAATATCAGTAGTCAACAATTCTCTAAACAGCATAACATTTGATGTTGTTGGTGGTGGTATGATCAATGGTAGGTTACGTGAGTTATCAATCATACTTGCCCAATTCGTATGTAAAACAATGCGGACGACACTAGCTTGAGGAAAAGGAGTTGGCAAATTATACGATGATGAAAACCAAGTGTAGCTTATCACATCTTGAACTGTAGGAGCGTTGACAATTGGAACCAATTTAAATGAAGTTGCCAATCCACTATCCCATGTTATCATTAAAGGAGAAACTGTCATCATTAAAGCGCTTACTTCAGCATTTGATAATCTACTTTTATTATTCGCGGTCGTAGTCGCATTACTCCAAGATTCGATAAATTCCAAAATAAGTTTTTGAGTATCATAGTTAACCAATCCTGAAGAAACACCAATAGAATGTGTCAACTGATGGACGTCTAATTGTTCACGTGACATAAATGCACGCATACATATGGGGCAAACATACTGCTCAGTTTGTTTAGGAGTAATCCCAGTAATCGGCTTTTGCTGGTTTAATAGGGATAACTGCTGACTTTTTTGAGTAACGTCCTCAAGTCCACCATCCTCATCATTCTTATGACTTGGAACTATTTGATTCTTAACTAATTCATTATCTTCAATGTCCTGATGTGCTTTTTGGCTCGTAGGTTCAGAAATCTTTTTAATCTGTACATCATTTGAATCCTCATTAGTAGTACTTCCAGCTGTAGCCTTCTCAATTTGGCCACCATCACGGGAGAAATCATGTTCTTTCACTTTATCATTCAATGAAACAGGCTCATTCACCTTACGACGTATGGTACGGTTTCTGACTCTATTAGGAGGCATGCCTTAAGGAGAAATTTAC